TTAAGAAGTATGGTACAGGGTCATTGGCGTTTGGAAGCAATGATGCTTATTTATTAACAAAACCAAACGAGTCATTGGAATTTGGTAGCGGTGATTTCACCATTGAATTTTGGTGGTACCCAACATCAACATCCCGACAAGCTCTTTATCATGGTAGTTTTGGCGCAGACTGGTCTATTGGTATTGATTACAGTGGCGTATCAACAAATCAAAAGATTGGTATTTGGGCAAGCAGTAATGGATCATCTTGGAATCTCCTAAACGCAGATGCTGGTGGGAATGCGATTGGAACAACTACAGTCACACAAAACGCATGGAATCACATTGCGTATGTTAGAAGCGGAACCACATGGATGTTGTTTGTCAATGGCAACAGAGACTTAAATCTAACAGGCATTTCTGGTTCGATTGTAAGCCGTTCTACCTATCAAAAAGGCATTGGAGTTTGGTGGAACACTACTGCTATGGCAGAGGCTTCTGGCTACATAGACGATCTCCGCATTACCAAGGGCATCGCAAGATACACCGCTAACTTCACACCTCAAACTTCTCAATGGCAGGATCAATGATGCTCTACTCAAAAAACGGGTCGATTCCAAAACCTGAAACTGACGGCACCGAGGGCTGGCTGGAAGTGCCTAACCCTCCTGAAGTACCTGATGGCAAGGAACTTGTCTGGCTGAACTGGGAGTGGGTGGTGCGTGACCCGAAGCCGACCGACAACCCCGGCTTTCAGTGGAACTGGAACCATTCAGAGATGGCTTGGGTAGAGAGCCCTTACGGCGAGGTCACAATCGTTCAGCCAGAGGAGCCAGAAATTGTTGGTGGGGCGTCTGCTGAGCCTGTGATGCCCTCTGCCGGACCTGCCTAATGCTTGAGTCTCTCTTCGGTGGACTTCTTGGGGGCTTGTTTCGTTTAGCCCCTGAGGTATTAAAGCTCTGGGACAGGAAGTCTGAGCGTGCGCATGAACTCGCCTTGTTGACCGCCGAGATGGAGTTTGCCAAGGTCCGTGGTGAGATCCACATGCGCCAGACCGAGGCCGAGATGACGATGGCTGAAGTCGATGCAATCGGCAGGGCAATTGAAGAACAGGGTAAAACCGCAAGGGCAGCAGGTAAAGTCATAGCAGGGATCTCAGCCCTTGTCCGTCCGATAGTGACCTACGCTTTCGTGACGGCGTACTTTTGTGTCAAGCTGGCTGCGTATCTTCTGGCCCTTGAGCAAAACGGCGACTGGCGGGTGGTGCTGCTTGAGATGTGGAACAAAGACGACATGGCTATCCTGACGCTGATTCTGACGTTCTGGTTCGTTGGAAGGGTTTGGGAACGTGGACAGAAGTCTTGAGATTGCCGCTGCCTTGTGCCGTCGGTTTGAGGGCTTTTCTGCTACGCCATATTTGTGCCCAGCAGGCTACTGGACGATTGGATACGGGACGGTGTTTAAACCCGATGGGACGCAGGTAACCAAAGACGACCCACCGATAACCAAAGAAGTCGCAGAGCAGTGGCTGCAACATGAGCTAAGGCACAACTACCGAGCGGGTGTTTTCAAGGCTTCGCCCAATTTAGCTCGACATCCAGAAGCTCTTGGCGCTATAACAGATTTTGCTTACAATCTAGGGGTGGCACGGTACCGTGCATCGACGTTGCGCAGACGAATAAACGCCGAGGATTGGGACGGCGCAAGAACTGAGTTGGCTAAGTGGATTCGTGGTGGCGGCAGAATCCTACGGGGTCTCGTTAAACGACGGCAAGCAGAGGCAGAGTACCTGTAATGGCGTATCTAAGACTAGCCCTTAAACCGGGAATCGACAAGCAAAACACCGAATATGGCGCAGAGGGTGGCTGGATTGACAGCGACTACGTGCGCTTTCGGTATGGCCTTCCAGAAAAGATGGGTGGATGGACCATGTTCGCTGGTCAGGAAACCTATCTTCTTGGTCAATGTAGCGAGGTCTTTACTTGGTCCGACCTTGCTGGCTCACCCTATGCAGCGGTGGGAACAAACCGAAAGCTGTACGTGTTTACTGGTGGGGCATGGGCGGACATTACCCCTATTCGAGCCACGACAGGTGCTGGGGACGTCACGTTTGCCGCGAGCAACGGCTCAGCAATTATTACTGTGACGGATACCGCGCATGGCGCAATCCAAGGGGATTTTGTTACTTTTAGTGGAGCGGTTTCTCTTGGCGGCAACATCACAGCGGCTATCTTAAACAGTGAATACGAGATCACGCAGGTTCTCAGCGCCAACACATACACCATCACTGCCCCAGTGGTAGCTAACTCAAGTGACTCTGGAGATGGTGGGGCAGCTGTTGTAGGCCAGTATCAGATCAACGTTGGAACGGATGTCAGCTATGTGGACTTTGGTTGGGGCACTGGCACGTGGGGCTTGAGCACTTGGGGAACGCCCCGCCCTGCCTCAGCAGGAACACAGCTTCTTTCGCGGGTGTGGCAATTTGATACGTTTGGGGAAGACCTGCTTTGTCAGTTGGTAGATGGCTCTATTTATCGATGGGACACAAGCGCTGGGATCGTCAATAATCGCGCAGCGGTTGTCGCAGGAGCACCCACAAAGAGCAAATATGCGCTGGTCTCAACCCCGGACAGACACTTAGTATGTTTTGGTACAGAATCAACAATCGGAACACCAAGCACACAAGATCCAATGTTTGTGCGGTTCTCTAACCAAGAGGACATCAACAATTTTGTTGAGTCAGCAACGAACACGGCTGGTGGGCAACGGCTCACTGACGGAAATGAGATCGTGACGGCGATTCGCTCTCGCGGTCAGATTTTGATCTTTACCGACACATCGCTGCATGGTATGCAGTATGTCGGCCCCCCGTATACTTTTGGCTTTCAGCAGCTTGGAGCAAACTGCGGCTGTATTAGCCCTCATGCGGCTGCGGACGTCAATGGATTAGCCTTTTGGATGGCTAAAGAGGCCTTCTTCTTGTTTGATGGTACGGTTAAAAAACTGCCTTGTACCGTTCAGGACTATGTCTTTAAGGACATTAATCTTGTTCAAGGGCAGAAAGTACATGTTGGTATTAACACACAATTTAACGAAGTCACGTGGTGGTATTGCTCATTCACGAGTGACTACATCGACCGTTTTGTCACACTAAATTACTTAGAAAATGTCTGGAGCGTTGGCTCTATGTCAAGGACTTCGTGGGCCGATGTTGGAGCGTACGACAAGCCGTTAGCGACACCTTATTTGGAAAACTCTAACGCCAATACAATCTCAACGATTTACGGCCTGACTGCGGGACGCTGTATTGTGTACAACCAAGAGGATGGCTTAAACGATGCGGATGGTGGCCCAATTCATGCCTACATCCAGTCGGGCTACTTTGACATCGGCGATGGCGACAACATGATCTACATGAAGCGCTTTATCCCTGATTTCAAAAACCAGCAGGGCAATTTAGAAGTGCAATTGCGCCTACGCCCATACCCCCAAGCCACGGCAAACCCAAGCTCCTTGGACCCTTATACGGTAACCCCGACTACTCAAAAGGTAGACACACGAGCACGTGGACGCCAGATTTCGTTGTTAATCGACAGCGACGAGGTCGACACCTTCTGGCGATACGGCACCTTGCGTGTTGACATTCAACCGGATGGCTTGCGATGAGCAAGATTTTTAACGTTCGCCTGCCGAACGCATCGCCTCAGTACAACCCCCAGCAGTTTGACCAGCTGGTCCGTTCGCTCGAGCAGATTGTTCTGCAGCTCAACAACACTTACACGTCGACCGTGGACCAGAATCAGGGAGCAGCGGTCTCGTGGTTCGCGGGCGGCGGAGGGTCTGCCGGGGGTGGTTTTGCTGGTCCTATTCGAGGTTTTCAGGCGAGCACGGGCATTTTGCTGCCGTATGCCATGTTGATGTCGGAGGAGGATCAGGCAAATATCGGGACGACGTCAGAAAACATCATTACTTTTGACAGTCCTATTTTTGAGTATGGCATCAAGGTAGCAAGCCATACGGCGGTGTTCACAGGCGAGATTGACGACGGGGCGGGGTCTGCTGGCACTGTACTGGATGTCACAGCAGTGACTTCTGGAACGCTGCTAACGGGCATGATAATCACTGGCACCGGCATCACAGCGGGCACTCGCATCATTGCTCAGGTCAGTGGCACGACAGGCGGGGTGGGTGTCTACACTGTAGATACGTCGCAGCTTGTTGCAAGCACCACGATCAACGGATCACGGGCCTCGAAGCTCATGTTTGACTACCCGGGTCAGTATTTAGTGACCTTTCGTACGCAGGTATCCAATCAGGACAATGCGGTCGGTGAGTTTGAGATCTGGGCCAAGAATACGGGTGTCAACTATCCCTTGAGTAACAGCCGTTTTGACCTTTTGGCCCGAAAAAGCGCTTCGCTTTGGTCGCATATTGTGCCGTCAATCAACGGCATTTTCACCGTAAACGATGCGACGACAGAGTATTTAGAGATGGCGTGGTGGTCGGATCGTCCCGGGGCATTTTTGGAGCATTACGGAGTGGGGACAAGTCCGACTAGGCCTGCCATTCCATCGGTAATCATGACGATTGCCTTTGTTTCTGCGGAGATGTACTGATGGCTAACAAGTATTTAAAGCAGCATCACATTTCGGTAGCGGCCACGCCACACACTATCTACACCGTGCCTGCTGCGAATACGGCCATTTTGAGCTCTTTGCGGGTGACGAATGCCAACTCAGCGGACGCCACGATTACGATCATCGTCTATCCGGGAGGAGGGGCGACGGGTTACCACCTGATGCGGGACATCTTCTTGCCGGTCAATGCAACGATGGACGTATTTAGCGGAATTCCTTGCGTTATGGAAGCAACGGATGAGCTTGAGGTAGAGTCCTCTGAAGACGATGTGGTCTTCTATCTTTCATATCTGGAAGTAGACAGGAACTAAACAAATGAGTCATAATGCGCCCATACCCGCGTTCTTTCCTGACGCGCAGCCCCATGGGTGATTAGCCGAAATTGGAAAGGACAGGAATGGAAGAGAATCAAGGTATTATGGGTTTGGCACCTCAGGTTGCCCCACAACCCGCACCACCTCCACAGCAGCCCGCGATGTCCGCCGACCCTCAGGCCGAGGCGGCGTTGGCACAAGCTCGCCAAGAAGTTCCGGCAGGAGAATTTTCGCAAGAACTACTGGGCGCTGGGGAACAGATGGATCCGGCCGCAATTGCGGAGTTTAAGCAGGCGATTTCGCAGCTTTCCTTGCCCGCCGAACTGCTTCAAATGCTGCAGGATTTGATCATGCAGATTCTGCAAGACCCCAGCCGTTACGAAGAGATTCGTCAACAGCTTATTTCTCAGGGTTTTCCCGCAGACTTTTTGCCTGAGCAATTTGATCCTGAGTTTATGGGCGCGCTTCAGGTTGCGCTTACTCAGGTCAAGCCCCTACAAGTGCCGATGGCTGGTCCCATGGAACCTGCCAACCCTACGCCCCCAGAAGGTTTTGCCAATGGTGGCATTGCAACTCTAAACCCTGTGGCACAAGCGCTGCAGAGTTATGGGCGCAACGGCGACACCATGCTGGCACACATCACGCCCATGGAAGCTCGTGCTCTTCAAATGATGGGCGGATCAGGGACCATTAACCCTGTCACTGGACTGCGTGAGTACAACTGGGTCAGTGATGCGTGGAAGGGGATCAAGAATGCCGTGAGTAAGTTCGCAAAGAGCACGGTCGGTAAGATCATCACCACGGTTGCATTGGGCTATTTCCTTGGACCTGCTGCAGCCTCTGCGCTGGGTGTTACATCTGCGGCTGGTGTTGCCGCAGTGAGTGGATTTATTGGCGGTTTTGGTTCTTCCTTGGCCGCTGGCGAGGGCTTTAAATCTGCTTTGAAGTCGGGTGCGGTCAATGGCCTCGTTGCTGGCGCTGGTAGCGCTGTGATGGGCGGTTCGCAGGCACTTCAAGCGGGAAGCTATGCTGGCCCCACGACGATCTCTGGTCAATACGAAAAGTTCACAGATCTTTTCTCTCCGTCGGCTCAAGCTACGGTCCCTGCTGGTACACCCGCTACTCCGGGGCAAGCTGTCTCGCAAGCTGGGGCGCCTGCTCAGGTGCCTCCTCCTACTCCTGCAAGCCCCATGGCCCAAGCTGCACCGACCCCGGCTGCTCCTCCTGCTGCACCGGGGGCTCCTGTCGCTCCGGGCGGTATTCAAACCCTAGGGCAAACACTTCCTGCTGAGCTTGGCGATGTAATGGCAATGCCCGGAGGCGGTATTCGTGAGGTTGGCGCTACGCTGAACCCCCTTGCTTCAGCTCCTGCGGCAGCGCCGCAAAGCTTTCTGCAAAGAAATGTTCTTGGACCCGCAGAAAACTTCTACAAAGAGTATCTGTCTCCCAGTGAAATCGCAGCGCGGGGTGAGCAGACTGCACTGCAGAAATACCAGACTGTTATGCAGCAGACTGGGAACGAAAAGCTTGCCATGAGCGCATATGAAAAAGCGCTCCCCGGTGCATTTAGTAAGTATGGCCCGTTGACACTTGCAGGTATTGGGACGTTGGCTGCCACTGGTGCATTTAGCCCTGAGCCTATTCCGGAAAGTGAGTTGGCGAAGCGGCTGAAGATGGGGCCGTATGAATACTTTATGCAAAACAAAGACAAGTTTGGTGTCAATCTTGGCGGGGTAACGACTACGTACGCTCAGCCTCCTGTTCGTGCAGCGCGAGGAGGCATTGCAACGATGGCGCCTCGTCGATTTAATATGGGCGGTTTTGCAAACGGCGGCACACCGGAGTATCCCCGTCGTACAGGGCCAATCAATGGCCCCGGAACTGGGACGTCGGATTCAATTCCTGCCATGCTCTCTGACGGAGAGTTTGTAATGACAGCGCGTGCTGTGCGTGGGGCCGGGAATGGTTCTCGCCGTGAGGGTGCTCGACGGATGTATCAAATGATGAAGCAGTTCGAGGGGAACGCATAATGGCTGACCAACAGTATGTTGAACAGATAGTCCGGGAACATCCGGATATCGAGGCCTACAAGGTAGGCCTGTTAGAGGCAGCAAGGCAGCAAGTTGAGCAGCCTATCAGCCTTCCTGCTTACCAAGCAGCGGGCCTTGATCCGCTTCAGCTTGAGGCAATGTCCTTGGCTCGTCAAGGCATCGGCGCATATGCTCCTTTCTTGCAGGCAGGTACGACCGGCGTAGGCGAAGGAATGAGCGCTGCCCAACAGGCGGCGCTAGCTGCGGCAGGCGGCCAAGACATCAGTGGTGGCATCGGGGCCATTGAAAGAGCGCAGGGCATGATCGGCGCTACGCCGAAAGCGTTTGACCCATCGACGATGGTGTCACCTTACATGAACCCCTATCAGCAGCAAGTGATCGACGAGTCCATCCGTCAGATTCAGCGGCAGGGGGACATTGCACGGCAAGGCTTGGCAGCGCAAGCCGTTCGCACGGGGGCCTTTGGTGGCACTCGAGAGGGTGTACAGCGAGCTGAACTTGATCGTGCCTTGGCTGAACAACAAAACGCAGCGATTGTAGGTGCCTTGCAGCAAGGTTATGGGCAGGCACAACAGTCTGCTATGCAAGGGTTTGAGCAAGCACAGCAACGGGGCCTTGCGGGAACGCAGCTTCTTGGGCAGCTTGGTGCATCTCAAGCAGGTCTTGGCCTACAGCAAGCGGGAACGCTAGGGCAGCTTGGCACACAATTGGGCACACTTGGCGTACAACAAGCCGGTATTGGGCAGCTTGCAAGTCAGCTTGGCCTGCAGGACGTCAATGCACTGGCAGCGCTCGGTTCGATGGGGCAGCAACAGGCACAGAACGAGCTCGAAGCAGCACGTGCCACGGCTCTGCAGACTGCCACATCTCCGTACCAGCGATTGGGCTTTTTGTCAGATATCTACAAAGGTGCGCCATCAAGCCAGATCGCACTTACATCCTCCACCGCTCCTAGCACGAGCCCTCTGCTGCAAGCCGTTGGTCTTGGCGTCTCAGGGCTTTCGGCAGCAGCGGGTGCGCAAAAGGCGGGTCTTTTTGGCTAGGACTAAAGCATGAAAAAACCGGTCAATCAACGGGCTATGTTTGTGGCGTCTATGGGCGCCCCCGACTCCAAAGGCATTCTTTCTATGGTCGAAGACGACGCAGAAGACGGCTTTGAGGATCGTCGCCCTGATAACATAGAGATCATTGCCAACAACCTCCGTGGCGACATTCGCTCGTTGGACGAGCGGTATCTTGAGCTTGCCCAAATGGTGGGTGAGTCTGCGTTTGATACACCGGAAGAGGTCTTGGCTCTGATGCAGCCTGTTTTCCAGCAACAGCAAGGTGCTACACAGATGCCCGCAATCCCGCAAGGCATGCAGATGCCGGGAGGGATTGAATCGTTGGTTGCTGAGCCAATGCCCGTGAAACGTCAGGCTGGATCTCCTCCAACAGGAGAGACTCCCATCCCCCGATACGGCGCTGACTTTCAGCGGCAAGTTGCGCAGGCGTTTGGAAGCCGAGCTTCCATGCCTACGGCGGAATACAACGCACTGCTTTCGCGTCTGTCTGGCCTTAACCCACCGGCTCCTTCTGGCATACAAGCGGCTTCTGCAAACATTCCTCGCTACGGGCAGGCCTTCCAAGGCGCTGTCAACCAAGCATTTAGCGGTGGTAAGTCCATGCCGATGCCGCAATACAACGCACTTTTGTCGCAGCTTTCTGGAATGGGCCCGCAAGCAAATCCCAATGTGGCCCCCGGCATTTTATCGGCGGAAGCAGCGGCGGCCCAAGCGGCAAGGCAGGCAGGACCGGGATCACTTCCGCAGCAAATCAGCCCTTTCCTTCGTTTCTCGACGCAGGCTTCAGAGGCCATGCGGAACATCCCTTCATGGGCTCGAGATGTGTCCCGTGTTGTGATGTCCACTCCCCAAGGCCGAGCAGCAGGGGTGATCGGCTTGGGCGGTTTAGCCGCAGTTGGCGCCTTGAGCGGTGGGGAAGAAGAACGCGGAAAGTCGATTGAAGAGATTTTGATTGAGCGTGGCTATTCTCCTGAAGATGCAAAACGGATGGCCTCAATCCCCGGCATTGAAAACATGCCCCCGCCCACTCCTCCCGTTTCTGATACGTACCCGGAAGAGTTTGAGCGTGGCATTAAGCCTGCCCCGGGTGTAGTTCCGCAGCTTTCCCCGGACCAAGAGGCTATTGTCGAGTCTGCAAAAGCCGAGACCAAAGCCGAAACAGGGGAGCTTCCCGGAGCACGGCCCAAGGACCTCAAGACACGCATGAAAGAGCGCATGGACATCTACAAGGAACTCCTTGGCGATGACGAAAACATGCGTCAAGCGCAGGCCTTATTTGTACTCGCTGAAGGTGCATTGAACGTTGCACAGTCCCGTGGCCGTAGTGTGGGTGAGCGGCTTGCAAAAGGCCTCAAGGGTGTCCCCTCGGCGTTCGGTGCTCTGGCAGCAGAGAAGAGTCGCGCTGACATGGCGCTAAAGACTGCAGCATTGTCTGCAGCAGAGCAAGAAATGCGCGACGAGTCGAAGTACGCAGCTTCAATGTACGCACAAATGATGAAGATGCAGGCACAAAATGCCGATCTTTCTACGCAGGCGAAATATTTGGTAGAGGCACACGGCATGAGCATGCCTCGAGCTGTTGAACTCGCTCGGTTGATGAGCAAGGACTTTATTAAATATGACGACAAGACAGGCGATCTGCGAGACAAGACCGGAAAGCTGGTGTGGAGTCCGGTTCAGCCTCTAGCCGAAGGAGACGTGGGATACATTCCAGAGAATGCTCCGTTCGTCACAGTGGGCACTCAAAGGATGACTCCGCTTACTCCGGATGAACGCGGTAAGGCGGTTGCTCGCAAACGAGCAAACCAAGAGCTTGTCATGGATATCGACAAACTGTTTGGCGACAAGAATTTTGAGCGCCTCTACGGCCCGTTGGCAAAGATTCAAAGTGGCTTAACTACCTTGACTGTGCCGTTCATTGGTGAGACCGCCTTCACAGATGTACAAAAGCAGCAGCTTACAAACGTGGCTAGGGAACTCAACAACCAACTCATCCAGCTTAATGCTCGCAATACGGACCGTCCTTCTGTCTGGGAACAAAAGCAGGTTGAGGGACTGCTAAGCGATCCTGAGAAGATATTGAACTCGCCGGAGCAGGCCTTTGCCGTGTTGAATAACTTCCGCGTAAAAGCGCTAAATGATATTAACCGCATCGATCACCAGCTAAATCCTGAAACGGTACCGTTAAAGCAGTACCGAATTCCACCAATCGGGACGCAGAACGATCCTATCGCGGCGCAGGATATTCGGTATCTGGTTGAGTTCTTCCGCTTGCGTCCGAACGCTTCTGCCTACGTCCAAGTGCCGGGGGCCAAGGGACCGGAAAAGATCACCGCTGAAAACTTCTTTGCTCAATTCCCAGACCTGAGGCCACAGTAATGCCCGTCATCACTCTACCTAGCGGAGTCCAGCTTGATCTTGACACTGGCAAGGTGGTTGGACAGGCCGAGCCAGAACAGCTTACTGCGCCTGAAGCACGGAAACCTGATGTGGACGTACAGGCACCGATGCTCTCAGGGCAAACAGCTATCAATGCCCTTGGAAAGTTCTCTCAGGGATTTAACACAGCGCTTTTTTCTCTGCCTGATGCTGTTATTCGAAAGGTAGGCGAAGCTGCTGGCGTCGAGCAAGAAGAGATTCCTCAGTTTGTGCGATTCTTCAATCGCGGCCTCGAGCTTCAAGCCCCAGAAAACGCCGTAGAAAGGTTTGCGCTAGCTTTAGGCCGTGGTGCGGGATCGGCGGTCCCATTCACGGGACTGCTTGGTATGTTTGCAAGAACCAATGCACTTCGGGCGGCACTTCCTGCCGAGGCCGGTGTAGCTAAGCGCGTCGCAAAAGACATGCTGGACTTCATTCGCACCAACCCAAAAGCCGCCGTTGCAGCGGACCTTGGCTTTGGCGCAGCATACGAGGGTGTGTCACAGGCAGTGGAAGAATATGCACAGCCGGGGCCCGGAAAAGAACTGCTTAAGGCCGTGGCTCCAATCGGAGCGGTGGTGGCAGCACCACTTGCGGTAGGTCAAATTCTAAATCTGGCGGGCCGTTTAGCACAGATCAGCCCCACCGTTCAATTTGGTCGGGCGGCATCCCAAGAGATGTTCGGTGGTCAGCCCGCAGAGGCTTTTGCTGCTCAACTCGCGGCGGAAAGAGCACCAAATATTCCAGTGGTTGGCGGAGCAATGCGTTTTGCCAACAAGCTTTATGCAGGCAAAGCGGAACGAGACGTAAAGAATGTGCTTGATGTCCTAACTCCTAAAGAGGGGCAAGCACAGCCTCCCGGACTGCGCGAGGCGTTAGAGGTCACACGACGCATTGAACAAGATCCACGGCTCAAGGACATGTTCCTTTTCGACGCAGCCGAGCAGTCTTTGTACGCCCCGATCATTGCGGCAAAAGAGGACATGTACCGCAACCTGTCTGGGCAGCTGCTTACGCAAGCACAACAACGCGTGTCCGCAAACGAAACGGCGTTCTTGTCTGCGTTTGAGAACTTTGCCCCCCGTGCTTCCATGCCTTTGGAAGATGCACTTCGGGTGACCTTTGCCGACCATGCACGGACCGTGGACAACGCTGTTAAACAAGTTCGAGATCTTCAGGAAGGCGAGGCGCTTCGAATTGCAGATCGCTTTGCTCCGCAGAATTTAGATGAGCTTGGTGCAAGCTTGCGTAGCGGCATTCTGGCTCAAATGGATGGGCAATTCTTTCGGCTACGGGCGCTGGCAAAAACATTTGGTGCTCGCTCTGGCTTTGACGTAGAGGGGGTCACCGTCCCAACGATTGGACCTAACGGCAAGCCGCTATTTCCATCGGCAGAGTTTGAGAACTTTGCGCAAAACTTTGTAAATCGTTTTCGTCTTTCTCCAAACGAAAGAATGTTCCCAGAAGGAACGCCCCGCCCCGTTGCCATGATGCAGAACCAGCTTCGCAGGCTGCAGACGCAACGCGAAAAAGCAATGGAAGAGATGATTCCGAACCTGCTTCGGGAAAAGCTCTCAGGAAATCCTGTCTTTGCTCGGTTGAACCCTGATGAACAAGCTAATCTTTTGTCTCGACTTGTGGACGAAGTGGTTGCAGGGAAGACTGCTGCTCGTACTGCCCGCAAAATCACGGCAGAAGACCTTATTCTGCAAGGTCCTAAAGGTCTTACCCAGTCACAAATTGACGACGTGCGAACAGAGGCCGCTCAGCTTGCTAGGGAGCAGGTAAATGGGGCCATGTCCTTCCCCGATGCGTTGGATTTCTTGGAAGCAGCGCAGCGGTATCGCAACCAGATGTTCAACGTCTACAACAAACAGCTTGACCTCGGCGCCCCACGCACTCAAGCGAAGCGCATTCTTGATCGTGGAGAGGCTGTCCTACGAGACGCTGAATCGTTTGTCTTCAACAACTTCAACCGTCAGGGTGCAGGACTCGAAGAGTGGGTTGCTCGCTACAAAGAGACTTATCAAAATGGGTACGAGAAGCTGTTCCCGCTATTGGTCAGTAAACGTGATCCACGGGGCAATTTCTACACCTCTAACGAACAGGTCGTAAACAAGGCTTTCTCCTCCGCTGAAAACATTCGAAACATGAATGCGATTTTCGGGGACGATCCAGCCTATGCCCGCACTCTCGAAAACATCGTCTTTGACCGTGCGCGACAGGCTCCCGGTGTTATTAAAGATGGTGTTCTTAACCCCGAAGCATTCGCCTCGTTTCTCGAATCACGGACCATGAAAAACCTCGTTGAGGCTATGCCCCAACGTGTGCAAGACACGCTTCTCGATGAGCTGCGCACGGGGCAAGGCATGGCACAACGGATCAAGGACCTGTCCGACCGCGCTGATCTTGTGAAGGATGATGAACTAACTGCGCTTTTGAAGCGTTCCGTTCGTCCCGACGCAGACCCCAAGCAGCTTGTGCAGCAGGCAATCAACGATCCTGCGGTCATGCGCAAGCTGGTGAACACCGTCGGGAAAGACCCTGAAAGACGGGCCGCTCTGCAGCGTCAGGTTTGGTCCTCTGTTCGTCAAGACCTGTTGGATCCCAACAACCCTGTCTTCTTGCAGGACTTTTTGCTCAAGAATGGCAAGTCCCTAAACATGCTGTTTGACCGGCAGCATTTGGATGATCTCAAGCTTCTTGGGGAAATTCAGCGACGAGTATTCTCTAGTCAAGCACCGGCTGGTCGATTGAGTCCGTTCCGTGGGCTAGACGAGCAGCTTCGCGAAAAGATTGGTGCAGGTGTTGGAACGATTGAATCGACTGCTCGTGCGGCAATGATTCGTCAGATCAGCCCCATCCATGCCGCAGTAAGCCTGATGTCTCGCTTCTTGACACGGCAACAGACTGCGATCTATGAGTCAGTGCTTTATAAGGCCTTGACGGATCCAGAATATGCTCACCAACTGGTGAGCGCAAACGTGCCTCTTGACAGCAAAAAAGGCTTCAAGACGATGAGCAATCTGACGCTTAAGGCTGGGGGCTATCTCCCTGCTTTGCTGAAGGTAGGCGCCATGGAGGCCGTGCAAGCAACGGAAAACGAAGATCTCCGTCTCCCGTTGCCCACACCGGAGTTTACGCGGGGGCTTGCTCCTGCTCCTGAGGCCCCGTCACGGAACATTGCACAGAGCCTACCTGCACGAAACCTACCGCCGCTGCCGAAAGTTCCGCAGACGCCGGGGTTAGGGTATGAGGCTTTGTTTCCGAATGATGTGATTTCTCCGCTTCTTGAGCAGCGCAAAACTGCTCAACCTTAGCCTTCCATAAGTCCAGATAGTGGTCGAACTCTCGGCCTACTATCTGGAAGTCCTTCATAGTTCCATCTTGCGCAGCCATAAGCACCACCCCCTTACGGATGTCGGTGCCGAACTGCTCATTGTGCGCATGGGCATAAGCGGTAAGCTGGATGAAGTAGTCGTCAATCCACTCCCGCTTCTTCATTTTGTTCGTCTGTTTGAAATCAACTATCGCTGGCTCATCTTCATAGACTCCAACTAAGTCTGTTGTTCCTGCGTAAACGCCCTGCTTATACAACATGACCTCATTGCCCCAGACTTCCGTGAGATTGGGGAAGTACGTCTCCATTAAACCCGCCGCCATGCGGTAGGCTTTGATCTGCCAAAAGTACTTGGCACACGGAACAGGGCGCATCTTGACGTGAGATTCGATGAACGCATGCATTGCGGTGCCCACTTTTGCGGCATCGTTCTTGATCCGCTCCGCCTCTTCTTCCCCGACCTTGTTGATCCACTCTTGCAGCTTTGATTTGTCCTTCGTAGCATCCAGAATTGTGGTTACGCTTGGCAGCTTTTCCCCGTGCTCGTTGACGTAGCGTCTACCCTCTGGAAAGTCTTGTCGGGTCAGGGTGCTATAACGGTATCGTTTAACGGTGTTGATGATTAAATTAGCCATGCTTTTAAGTCCTCCCCAAGTACTTCGGTTGCAATGTTGATCTTGTTGCGAAGCGCTTCTACGATCTTTTCATCGACAGTCTTCGGAGCAATCAAGTCGATGTACGTGACGCTGCCCTTTTGCCCGATTCGATGTGCTCGATCTTCTGACTGCAGCCGCACCTCTAGGTCGTAACTGTTGGAGTAATAGATCACTGTTTGAGCCTCTGTCAGGGTAAGTCCATAACCCCCAGTCTTTGGCTGACCGATAAAGAACCGCAGTTCACTGTTGGGGTCCTGAAATTTGTCTACAATTTTCGGACGATCCTCCGCTGCTGTATCCCCATAGTATGTGGCTGCGCAACCTCCACCGTACTCCTTAGACAAAGCCCTCTCGATTGCCAAGATGTCGTGGGTGTAATTGGCCCAAATAATGGCTTTCCCTGATGTCTCTTCTATGCATTCCATGAGTGCACCAAGGCGGTTGTTCTTAAGCTCACGGAGCTCTCCTTCGTCGGTGCGCAGATGCCCACAGCAGATCTGATGCATTCGAAGCAGTTGTGTCAGGGCTGTAGTGGTGGTAACCATCGAGCCGTCCTCAAACAGTGCCAACGCCATCTTTTTCATCTGTGCGTAAGCCCTCTCCTGCTCATCCGTCAGCGGTACTTCCCTGCGTGTGTAGACCTTTGGAGGTAGGTCTACACATTCCTCTTTTGTCACGCGAAAGGCAAAAGACTGCAGCTTATCGTTCAATTCGTCCAAACGTCTGTAGCCTATGATTTGATTAAAGCTGCGGGCTCCCATCGTGCGCTTGACGGTTGTAGCGTAGCGAGATTGGAAAGCAAAAAAGCTGGAAAAGCCAAGCAGGTCAGGGTCCAAGAAGGCGCATTGCGTGTACAGATCAAGGGGGCTTTTTGTGACTGGGGAGCCCGTGAGAATTCGTCGGTATTGCGCGAAGCGCCCTACCTTGCAGATGTTCTTGGTCCGTTGCGCGGACGGGCTTTTGATGGTAGTGCTTTCGTCCACCGCCATCAGCGCTGTGTGGGAGAGCAAAAATCGCTCTGCGAATTTCTTGCCCTTCTCTGATGAAAACGCTTCAACGTTCATAACCATGATGTGCAGCACATCGTCAATGTCAAACATGCTGTCCATCGCAGCCTCTTCAGCCTTGTTCGGCTGTGGGTTCCAAAGCGCTGTCTTCCACACCACGTGATCTGGGATGTGCTTCGGTAGCTCTACGTTCACCCAGTTTCTGTACACGCCTTTTGGCGCAATGATCAAGGCCCCGTTGATGTGGCCGTTGTCGTACAGCATGCACATGTTGTTGATCAACATGAAGCTTTTTCCTGTTCCCATGTCCGCAAACAAAGCGGCTACAGGCTCCTGCCAAAAGCGATGTAGATAAGCCGCCTGATGGGCATAGGGCTCATTTTTGAACCGATAGTCCTGCATCTTTCTTCCTTTCTTGACAAGGCAAATTGCCTGTGCCATAGTGTACCCCAGATTCGATAAAGGAGAAAGGTTGGATGTCTAAAATCTACGTCATTCAGGAAACCATGAAGCACAACTTGCTTCCGGCTCAGGCTTTTGGTGAGCTCGTTTTCCTTTTACCCCCTAACGCGCAGATCACGTTCTCACCGGGACCGACTGTCGAGCGCCTGCGCAGAAACCTGAAGCATTTTTCCGATGAGGACTTCTTGCTCCTGATCGGAGACCCAGCAGCAATGGCGATTGCCGCAGCCATGGCAGCGCAGTACAATAACGGCAAATTTCGTTTGTTGAAGTGGGACAAGCGAGAAATGAAGTACTTCCCGATCCTTGTGGATCTTAATCAGAAAGGAGAAAGCAATGTCTATTGACTTTGAAGTTGACGCAAAAGCATTGGCTGTTGGCAACGACAGCTTGTCCACGATCTCGGAGCTTGCCAAAACGGCTCTGACCTTGGAAAAGGAGATCGCAGATCTCGAGGACGTTGTGAAAGAGCGTAAGGAGTCTCTTCGCGACCTAACCGAGAACCGCATCCCCGAGGCCCTCAACGAACTAGGCATGTCCTCGTTCAAGATGGCTGATGGCTCATCCATTGAAGTCAAGCCTTTTTACTCTGCAAGCATTCCCGCAGATCGTAAGGGCGAGGCTTACGAATGGCTGCGCCAACACGGCTACGACGACATCATCAAAAACACGGTGTCCGTGCAGTTTGGACGCGGTGAAGATGAGGATGCCGGACGCATGATCGGCGTCATTCGTGGTAATGGCTGGGTCCCTGACCAGTCAGAAAAGATCGAAGCGCAAACCTTGAAGGCTTGGGTGCGCGAGATGGTAGAACAGGGCGTAGAGTTCCCCACTGAGCTGTTCGGGGCCTATGTGGGTATGAAGGCAAAAATCAAATCAATCTGAAAGGATCACGAATCATGAACCAAGTAGCCAAGAAACAAGAAACCGCACTCGCTGTTGTGAATGACATGTTTGAGACTGATGCTTCGTCAGGGATGGAAAACATTTCCCAAGACGATCTCGCATTGCCGTTCCTCAAGCTCCTCTCGCAACTATCCCCAGAGCTTGATAGCGTGGAGGGTGCAAAGGCTGGGATGATCTACAACACAGTCTCTGGCAAGGTGTATGACGGGAAAGAAGGCTTGCTCGTTATTCCCTGCTACTACGAGCGTAAGTACATTGAATGGGCTCCACGTGGTCAAGGCAGTGGCGCACCAATCAACATCTACCCCGCCACCAGCGATGTTATGAACCGCACGTTCCGCAAGCCGGGGGATTCACGCGACTATCTCGAGAGTGGCAACTACATCGAGAGCACTGCGCAGCACTACGTCATCGTGTGTGACGAGAAGGAGGGGGATCATCCCGCACTGATCGTCATGAAGTCCACCCAGCTTAAGAAGTCCCGCAAGTGGAACAGCATGATGATGACCTTGCGCTTGAATGGCAAGAACGGTCCTTTCGTTCCTCCGTCATTCAGCCACGTCTATCGCCTCACGACAGCTAAAGAGGCAAATGACAAGGGTCAATGGTACGGCTGGGAGGTCGAGCGTGTTGGCCCCGTAGAGGATGCAAACCGGTACCAGCTTGCAAAGGGCTTTGCTGAGTCTGTGAAGGCAGGTCAGGTCGAAGTCAAGCATGGAGAAGATGCCCCGATAGACAAACGTGCCGATGTCTTTTAAATTGGGATAGAGTAGTGGGCCGTCCACAGGACGGCCTTTTTGTCTCCATACAGAAAGATAAGGCACATGGCAGAATTAGCTAAGTTCAAGGCAATATTCGAAGGGCTCGACATTGCTTATGGAACCTACAAGATTCAAAAAGAGCGGGAGGATGGCAAACAAAACGGACAGGCTCAGATCGTCCGAAAGCCCCCTACAGATGACCTTTGGGAACGTCACCTTGACGGAATCGAACCAAGCCTCGGTATCATTCCGATCAGGGCAGACAATACTTGCACGTGGGGGTGCATTGATATTGACCAATACCCGCTTGATCATAAAGCCCTCATCAAAAAGATTCGAAAGCTAGAACTTCCTCTGATCTTGTTTCGCTCGAAGTCGGGCGGGGCGCACGTGTTCCTCTTCTCAAAGGAACCTATATCAGCGGCGGATATGCAGAAGAACCTCAAGCTGTTCTCGGCCTATCTTGGCTACAGCGGCTGTGAGGTCTTCCCCAAACAAACACAGATTTTGGTGGAGCGTGGCGACACCGGGAATTTTTTGAACCTACCATATTTTGGCGGCGACAATGGAACACGATACGCATTCAATGATGAAGGCGAAGCAGCAACTCTTGAAGACTTCTATGCTCTATATGACCGGTATGCTCTCGCCTCCGGTCAAGAGATGCCTAAGCCTAAGGCTTCCGATGATGACCTCGCAGACGGCCCACCCTGCCTGCAGTTCCTCTGCACACAAGGCTTCCCAGAAGGAACACGAAATAACGGGCTCTTTAACATAGGCGTTTACCTGCGCAAGGCCGCTCCCGATAAATGGGAGGACCTTCTGCTTCAGTACAACAACAAATACGTCACTCCGCCACTGCCACTAAACGAGCTCAACACGCTTGTTAAACAGCTCGGCAAGAAAGAGTACAACTACAAGTGCAAAGATGCTCCGATCAACGCACACTGCAACGCTTCTGTCTGCAGGACGCGCAGGTTTGGGGTAGGGCAATCCACGCATGAAGGACCAAGCATCACGGCCCTTTCAAAATATGCGAGCGATCCACCTCTGTGGTTTCTCGATGTTGAAGGGCATCGTATTGAGCTGACCTCCGAGGAGCTCCAGCAACAGCACAAGTTCCAGATCGTCTGCATGAACAAGATCAACATCGCCCCTCCGACCATGAAGAAGGGTGATTGGGAGACCTTGCTCAACAGTCTTCTGCGACAGATGGTAGAGACGCAGGCCATCACAGAAGCGCCAGAAGACACGTCCAACGAAGGACGGTTCATGGATCTTCTCGAAGAGTTCTGTACGCACGTTCAATCCGCCATGGACCGAGAAGAAATCCTCATGGGCCGACCGTGGACAAACGATGAAGAGAACATGACCTACTTCCGCATGAAGGACCTCGAGGCGTTTCTCGTGCGGAATCGGTTTGTATGCATGACCACACCTAAGATCGCTCAGCGCCTGAGGACAATGAACGGCTCTCCTCAAGCTATGACGATAAAGGGGCGTACGCTGCGGCTTTGGCGAGTCCCTGCTTTTCAGAAACAGGACGCTCCTTTTAATGTCAAGATCGAAGGCAAGGAGGCGCCATTTTGAACGTCACCAAGGTCTACGGTCCTCCCGGGACAGGAAAGACAACCTTCTTGCTCAATACCGTGGATCGCTTTTTGGAAGCAGGCACATCTCCGCAGAGCATTGGTTACTTTGCCTTCACGCGAAAAGCTGCACACGAGGGCCGAGACCGCGCCTACGCTCGCTTTCAGCACCTGCAAAAAAGCGATCTCGTAAACTTTCGAACGCTACACTCCCTTGCTTATGCAAGGCTTGGTGTGTCATCAAGCAAACTCATTGGCCCAAAGGGGTACAAAGAGTTTGCCGACCTCGTAGGGATATCTATTTCTACTGAAGTGCGAGATGAGGCGTGGGATGTTCGTGCAGACAATGCCATCCTAAACGTGATGAACCTAGCACGTATGCGGATGACGGACCTTCGCACTGAGTACAACCGATCCAACCTCTCCGTCGAGTGGTACCACATGGTCTACATCTACGAGAGCTATCGAAAGTATCTGTCCAGCAACAACCTCATGGACTTCACCGACATGCTGGAGTTCTTCAGCAATGAATCAGATGAGCTATACCCTAAGCTAGATGTGCTGATTATTGACGAGGCGCAAGACTTGAGCCCCTTGCAGTGGAAGATCGTAGACCGGCTGGTCAAGCATGCCAAAGAGGCTTTCATCGCAGGAGATGATGACCAAGCGATATTCACTTGGGCTGGGGCCGACGTTACCCATTTCCTGTCTTACCCAAGTAAAGAAATTGTACTAGATCAATCTTATCGAGTGCCATCTGCCGTGCACAAGTTGGCAGACAATATTGTTCATCGGATAAAATACAGGACTGAGAAAGTCTACCGCCCACGCGAAGTGGAAGGTGCGGTCCACTACTACAGCCGTTTTGAGTACATAGATTTCTCGCAGCCCGGATCGTGGCTGATTCTCGCCGCAAGCAATTATATGTTGAGCGACGTTCACGAACACTTGAAGAGCCTCGGCCTTCTGTTTGAACGCAACCACATTCGCTCAATCTCCGAAAGCATTGTGAATGCCGTTTACTCTTGGGAAGCACTTCGTAAAGGCCGAGAGATCAACGCCCAAGAAGCAAAGAACATGTACAAGTACATAGACAAGTCCCTCGTCACACACGGCTACAGGAACTTCCACGGACCTGACGACGAGATGTACAACATGAGCAAGCTTGTTCAACACTACGGGCTTACTGAGACAGACAGCGAACTCGCATGGTTTTTTGTTCTGACAAAAATATCGGAAGACAAAGTCGTTTACATTCGCTCCGCTTTGCGCCGGGGACAGTCGCTTCGCGGAACACCAACCATCAGCCTCTCTACAATCCATGGCGCAAAAGGCGGCGAAGCAGATAACGTCGTCCTGCTAACCGATCTGACAACCAAGTTCATGGATGAATACAACCAACGCCCCGACAACATCAACCGCCTACTCTATGTCGGCGTAACACGGACCAAGGACCAGCTACATGTGGTCTATCCTAAAAACACGTCAAAGGGATTTTTTGTATGAGCCTGACCTTTAACCGAGGTTTAACTACTGAATGGACACCCCCAGATGTACTCCCGGACCTCTCGTCTGCAGAGATGATCGCCATCGATCTCGAGACCATGGATCCGGATATGAAATCAAAAGGCCCCGGATGGCCGACTCAGAATGGACGCATCGTCGGGTTCGCTTTAGCCACAGAAGGATGGAAAGCGTACCTACCAGTCGCACATGAGGGTGGGGGAAACCTCGATGCTAAACGCGTCAAAAGATATGTACAGGACGTACTTAACTTGCCATGCGATAAGATCTTTTTCAATGCTTCATACGACGTCGGCTGGCTTAAAGCAGAAGGCTTTACGATCAACGGGCGCATTTTCGATGCGATGATCGCAGCCGCTCTTGTTGACGAGAACCGATTCTCCTACAGCCTTAATTCTCTGGGCTTTGATTGGCTCAAGGAAACAAAGTCTGAGCAGGGATTGCGAGAAGCTGCTGCCGAGTTTGGCGTTGACCCCAAGGCAGAACTGTACAAGCTGCCTGCAATGTACGTGGGAGAATACGCAGAGCAGGACGCCGCATTGACACTCAAGCTTTGGCAATATCTCAAAATTGAGATGGTCAAAGAGGAAGTCACCAACATCTTTGAGCTCGAATCAGAGCTCTGTCCCATCCTCATCGACATGACCATGCGCGGTGTTCGCTTCAATACGCCGCTTGCAGAGTCAACTTTGGGATACATGAAGGCCAAGGAGACAGAACTTCTTAAAGAGATCAAGCGCCAAACCGGAGTGGGCGTTGACATTTGGGCCGCAGCTTCTATCGCCAAGGCCTTCGATAAGATGGGCCTTGACTACGGGAAAACCCCTAAAGGCGCCCCGTCCTTCACCAAAGCATTTCTGTCCACACATCCGCACCCTATAGCAAAGATGATCGTTGAGGCACGGGAGTTCAACAAGGCAACCGGGACCTTCATCGAAAGCTTGATCGACCACGCATCCCATGACGGACGCATACATGCCCACATCAATCAGATTCGTTCCGATGATGGCGGCACAGTGACCGGTAGGTTCTCGATGAACAACCCAAACCTACAGCAAATCCCAGCACGGCACCCGGAGATCGGACCACGGATCAGGAAGCTTTTTCTGCCGGATGAAAACGAGATCTGGGCGTCCTTAGACTTCTCGCAGCAAGAACCACGGCTCGCGGTTCATTACGCAGTATTGCTGGGGCTAGACGGAGCAGAGAACGCGGCCCACGCATATCGAAATGACCCCACTACCGACTTTCACCAGACTGTTGCGGACATGGCTAACATCAGCCGAAAGCAGGCGAAGACTATCGGCCTCGGGTTGATGTACGGCATGGGCAAAGGCAAGATGGCAAATGAACTAGACCTATCTGAAACAGAAGCCTCTGAATTGATTTCACAATTTCACGAGCGCGTACCTTTCCTCAAGGGTCTCGTAGCTGCCGTACAGAGACGAATTGACGATCCTTCCTCTCGTGGCGCTGTCCGGACATTGTGTGGCCGTCGCTGCCGCTTTCCTCTGTGGGAACCTGCAAGTTATGGCTTGCATAAAGCCCTTCCTCGAGAAGAAGCGATGTTGGAATACGGACCACCATTACGCCGTGCGTATACCTACAAGGGCCTCAACCGATTGATCCAAGGCTCCGCCGCAGACCAAACCAAGAAGGCGATGGTGGACTGTTTTAAGGCTGGACATTTGCCCTTGCTTCAGGTACACGACGAGCTCTGCTTTTCTGTCAAGACCAAGGAAGCTGCAGAGGAGCTTGCACAAGTCATGATCAACTGTGTTAAGCTTGAGATTCCTTCAAAGGTGGATGTTGAGATCGGCCCGTCTTGGGGCGATTCCGCCTAGCTTTGAGGGGCCTCTCCATGGTTAGTACTTTTGAGCGCTTTCTTAGCGCTCTTTTTTTGCTCGCGCTCTTCCCAGTGAAAGATCCTGTGGCAGTTCGCGCACAAGGGAATGCACTTCTCCTCCGCCTCCTGCATCGCCGCCTTATAGTTCTTGGTCGCTGCAAGCTTAAACACCGACCGCTTGTCCTCTTTGATCACATGATGAAAGTCGATGATCGCAGCATGCTGCGCCCCGCAGTGACTGCATTTCTTTGAGCCCTTGAACTCTATCCAACGCTTCTTACCCTCACGCTTGTTCTTCGCGACCCCAGCCTGATGCTGCTTCTTGTTGCGCTCGTACCAATTCTTAGAGTACTCACGCTGCTTGGCCTTACGCTGTTCGTCGTCTTTGTAAGGCATCAGTCTTCTCGCAGGGCGTTAATCATGCCGCAGCCGTTTCGTCCAATAAAGACTGATCTCATTAGCCCATGGCGCTGATGGCTCGATGAGCTTGTAGCCGCACCGCATCAGATTATTGCTGCTTGGCACATTGTCCGTCGTATCACTAATCATCCACCGATAACCACGCTTTCTGGCCCACGCTTCACGGACCCGGATCATCCTTCTCTGCAGGCCCTGCCCCCTCCACGCAGCAAGGACCCCGGCCCGGGCAAGATACGCCGTGTCCGCCCACTGCTCTGAAGGCTTGACAAGACAGAAGCACACCCACTGCGTACCGTCCAACCCGATCCAAAACTGTCCGTCCTCCGGGAACACCGGCGCATCATGAGGTAAGCAGGCCTTTTGCAGCGTTTCTAGCTGCGACCTGTTGCCATCGCTGAGTTTGAGGGGCTTTAGCTTGACCATGTCTAGAATCTAGCTTGACTAGGCTAAAATCTTGTGAAAGAATGCTTAAGTCTACAGAAAGAAGAAAGGACCTTGTTATGACCGACTCTAAGAAGTGGAAATCCGTAATGATGCGTTCTGAGACGCATCACAAGCTTGCTGATCTGGCAAAGCACCACACCCAATCCAATGCCGCGTTTTTAGACTGGGTGGTGCTCAGGGAATGGCAGCGCTGTTTTGAGCCCTTGGCCAAAGAAAACCCCTTTCAAGAACCTTCAAAGAGCACCTTTCGAAGCCGAGCGTAGGAGCCGATTGTGTACAACAAACAAGGCCTATACGAGAAAATTGAGCGGTTTGCCCGGGAACGTAAGTCTGGTGTTGACATTCAAACAGTCGCCGAAAGGTTTCTAATTAGCAAAACCTATGCGTCAATGATCTTGCGCACCCTTGTTGAAGAGGGAGTGTTGCGCATGACCTACTTCAACCGAAAGCAGTATTACTTCAGGAAGGATTGACATGGTAACGCTAACGTTTAAACAGTACATGGACCTCGAAGCGCGTCTGCATCAGGCCGCTGGGGTGGTTGGTCTTTGCTCCGAGTCCCTCGGCAGCCGACTGGTTCACGCCGATGAGGACGTTGAGAACGCCCTTTGGGCCGTGTATCATCTCTTGGAAGAGGCCAAGGACATTCTTGCCGACTCCGATTCTAGCTACGAAGAAAGCGATACTGATGACGAAGAAGAACCTAGCGAACAAAATTGGTGGGACCTCGCATTTTCACCCGTCGGGTCTGCCGCTGCATCGCTGGATCTGGCCCTTCAAGACCGCGACGGAACGACAGATGGTGCTGACGTATCAGCAGAAGCAGCTGAGGGCGACGAAGAAAACGGCGAAGACGACGATGCTCGAATCACTGCCACCTTCGTTGTTCTGATCGATAAAGAGTAAAGATGGACCTAGTCAACGCCCCCGCGCACTACACCCATGGTGGCATGGAGACGATTGACTTCATGAAGGCCAAATCGACCCCGGAGGAATTCCGGGGTCATCTCCGCTTGACCGCCATCAAATACCTCTCTCGAGGTCCCTACAAAGAAAATGCTGTACAGGATTACAAAAAAGCAGTATGGTATCTGAACCGACTCATACAGGAGTTGGAAAGCAGTTCGTAACGTTAACTAGAAAGGAGAAATTATGTGGCGCTTTTTATTTGGTCTGGCTTCTGGAATTGTCCTGTTCATCTACTTGGACAGCATGCTTACGCTGAAAGGCAGTGTTGCTTATGCTGAAGGCTTAAAGGCAGGCAGAGAACACGCTATCTCCCCCCTCGAGCAAGAGCTTCGCTGCTTGAACCTCTGGGGAGAAGGCACGATCAAGGACCAGAACAAGAAGGGAATGCACTGATGCACATGAATCGAACTAGGTCTAAAGTGCTCTCCGCCTGTCTCGAACGTCGTTCCTCCACCGAAATCGCCAAGATTACGGGCGTCGATGTCATCTATGTCCGAACCATCCTGCGGGACTTTAAGAACAACCACATCGTGGACGTCTACAAAGAGCAGCTCACCGCAGGCAACACCGGCTACAGCTACAAGGTTAAGAACGCCGACATTGTCGATAAATTGACCAAGGACCACGAACCACGGCCCTTGATGAACGTTCTAGGAGTATGGATATGAAGACCATTATCCACGTCAATCAGCATGTCGTACGTTCGAACACGAAACACGGATCACGGGACCCCGTGCTGACGGTGAAGACATACAAGGACAACACCTACGCGCATGAAGTGCGGATTGATGGTCCGTCAAAGGTGGTGTATTCTCCTGACAAGCCGCTGTCTTGCGGGGCAAAGGTTTGGATTGAGACAGAAGCAGCGGTAGAAATCATCGAGTAGTTTTATACAGACAGAAAGGATATGGACATGACTGACGAAGAGATCTTTGACTTAGCCGAGCGGCATGGGTGGATGGACGACTTTGGACGCTGGAACTTCAAGGACGATGGCCTGATTAACTTTGCATTGGCATTGCTGAAGGCAGAGCGAGAGGCTTGTGCGAAAGTGTGTGATCAACAGTATTTCGCCTATGCATGTGTCGAAGCAATCAGAGCAAGGGGTGATCATGGCATACGGTGACTACATTCACTGCTGCAAGTGTGATGTGAAGCTGATCTATGACGGTGATAGAAGTCAGCGCAATTGGTGGGTAGAACGGTTTGGCACAGGGCCTGAGATTGAATGCCCTAATTGCAAGAAAGAATGGGTTGGGCTTACTGATGAGGAGATCAAAGCACTTTCAAGCTGGTGGCCTAGCTACGACCAAATGCCTGCCCTGATGACCTTGGCAAGAGACATCGAGAACTCACTAAAGGAGAAAAACACATGAGCATGACATATCAAGAGTACGAACGCTGGTTAGTCAGACAAAAACAGGAGGCTTGCGCTATGGAACAGCATCAAATCAAACAGGTTGAGGAAACAGAGCAGTACAGGTCTGTTATTGACAGGCAAATGATGGAGCTGCAAACCCAGCTTAATTTTCTGCGCTCCGTTGTGGAGACGCTTGAGCATAGGCTTCACCCAGTGCTGGCTGATATGCCTGTTAAGTCACACGACCAAGAGAAGCTCACCACTGCAATGTCACCGATTGCAAATGCTTTTTATGATGCTTGTCAGAGAGTTAATCGTGAGTCGATGAATCTACAAAGCCTGCTTGAACGGCTGGAGGTGTAGGATGAGCACAGTTAGCGGACTTGAAATTGCAAACCGGGTTGAGGCTGAGTGGCGTGATCGCCTGGATGCTGCTGTGAAGGCAGAGCGCGAACACATTGCACAGTCTCTTGAAAAACAAGCTGACCTGGCCACAGACAAGTTTGAGCGCACATGGGCGCTTCAGATGGCCGCTGCAATCAGAGCAAGGGGGCAAGCATGAGTGGCGACCACAACATGAATCAAAATGATTTCAAACCTGACTGGGACACGGTAAAGGCATACGACGAAAAATTTTCCGAGATGTTGGGGGCGCTAGAATCTTGCGAGGCGTTCTTGCTATCCGCTGGGTTCGAATCGACGGATCTCTATGCCGAAGTCTGTACTGCTATTGGAAAAGTAACAGAGGATAAAAAATGACTAGCGACTACAACTTTCAAAAAGCACGAGAGGCTTGGGGTGATGCAAACCCACCAGTGACGCCAGCGCCCCGTAAATGGGTCGGGCTGACGGATAAGGAGATTGAGGATTTAGATATGAATGGTAACTGGGATGGGGATTGGGATTCTTTCGATACATTAGGGTTTGCCCGAGCCATCGAAGCCAAACTAAAGGAGAAGAACATATGAACATCTCAGCAATGAAGTGCGCCTTGCAGTCTTTAGAGTCTGTCGAGAAAGTAAATAGCTGGAATAAGGATTCAATTGTAGGAAGGCATTGCGCTCAGTCTGCCCACCTCCTACGCCAAGCCATCGCAGGGGCAGAGGATAAGGATGCCGATCAGTGGTATG